TCGTCACGTAGTGGGAGGTCTTCACTATGTTGAACTGGTGGGGTAGGAAGAAGGCGGGCGGACCCCACTTGGGTCTCCCTTTCCTTATTTGATCCTTGAGCGGGACCCACAGACTTAGTGTAGACTTAGGGTTGAGCACGACGTCGAACGCGTCGTTAAGCTTGAGGTCTAAGATCAGACTCTCAGCTCCACCCAACCCCACTTCTCTCGCGCACCACTTAGAATATTCCAATAGCCACTCGCGCTCGCCGATGGTAAACGGCGACAGCTGCAGAGCGGTTACTGCTCTCTCCCATCGGTGGTGGGCTGATACCGGTACCCCTTTAATGAACTCGTGTGCCAGAATCTTTTCTATAAGTTCAGCGTCAGTCCGCTCCGGGTATTGGTTCCGGAAGGTGTACCCCAAGAACGTGGGGGCGTCGTCCCAGTCGAAGCGTTCGCTTCGCCGGGTGGTCTTCGGGATCCCACCTTTAATGAGGACACCGAAGAGCCGCGACGCGAGCAGATAAGCGTGGTTCACGCCTTGGGCCATAGATTCGGGCTGAGAGGACGTTGAGTCGTCTCCTGCTATGGTAAGACGTGGGTGGCCAGCTTCTCCTACCCCACGGCCGGGTGGAAAGACCGCTGAAAAGATTCCCCTGTGAATCAGCCAATTCGCGAGAGACCCGATGAGCGAGGTGAACGGCGACCCAGAAGGGATGCCGCGAGTCTTTCGGTAGACGTATCCACCAGGGGTGACAATGAGTGAGTACGTAAAGTTCACATACAGATATCGGAAGACGTTCGATATTTCGTCGTGTTCGCGCGAGGACCGTGCGTGAAAGAGCGACTGAAGTATACCAAACGAGTATCGTATGACGATCTCAGGAACGGTCGTGTCGAAGTGCGACCAGTCGTTCTCGACTGTCGTTTCGGCATCGATGTCGCGCAAGAATCGTTCGTACCCGGTCTTGGACCAGGAGCTCCCCATGTATATGGGCGAGGTCTTGGAAGCCATGAACATGTTGATCACGGGTCGGGCGACCATGGTCCCAATTATCGTAGGGATCAGGTCGTCCATGAGAACGAGTCTTGTCGGGTCAGACAGCTCGTCTACTATCTTATCGCGTCCGCCGACCTCGAACAGCGACGTAGGGAGAGCGCCTAACGTCACGCGTTCATAGCAGTCGTGGAGTACATTAAGGGAGTAGATCTGAGCTTCCTTCTTCCTGCCGTGGAAGTCCCGAGATCCGAAGAACCCTGCGTACGAGTCAGGGTTAGGCCCTACCTTCGCTAGTCCAGCGATTCCGGGCCAGGTAGTTGGCCGTAATGGGAGCTCGTCCAGGTAGCTTAATGCCTGGTCCAGGAGTCCGATTGATATTTTCGGGATGGGTCTAGCCTCGGCGAACTCGGCTAACCTTTTCTTATTGTAGTCCCACCCTCCAGGCATCCTTTGCTTAGCCAGCTGGGCGATCACCAGGCGTTCGGGAGCCCCGAACTCCAGCAGTTTCGCTGCGCCGACGTAGTCTGATACAAATTCCTTCATAGGTCTAGTCCCGTGACGTAACATATACCTCCCTACGTAGGCCATCCCACAGTAGAGGGTATCGTCGATAAACCTGTCTATTTCGATGAGCTGCAGGCGGGACCGTTTCCTCATATACACAACCATGGAGAACTTAGGTTGTGCAACACGATTAGGGCGCCCATTACGTGTTGACATATAAGGATGAAGAAATTCGTGCACAGGAAAATTGCGCTCCTCCCTCACCTGGAGGGTTGGTTTCACTAAACGCATCTTGCGCCTGTACCTCATTAGATCAGTTGCGGCAGCCCGAGCACGACGGATAAAGACAAGTTGATTGAAAGTGGGATCACTTGCGATCCATTCGTGCCCGGGGATAGGCAGACCAAATGAGACACGGGTTACAAGGGCGCGGAGCTGACCAATCCATCCACGCGGAGGAGAGACGCCACTTCCAAGTACACCGAGGGTGATGAGCTCTTTAAGCCCGAAAAAGCGCTTTCCTGAATTCCAGGAGCGCAGAGTTGATTATGACCGACTTTTGATCGTCGGTCTTCCCCCTGAGGCGGAGGGTGACGGAGGCACGGTCCCGAAGGGGCAGGTCCGCGAAGGTCGCCGTCCGAGCACGGACGAGGCGGGCGACCTTATCGCTCTCGAACTTCGGAAGCTCGCGCTTCCGGCGCTCTTCGAGAGCGAGGAGCTGCTTCCGGTAACCGGAGGCGAGGACGTTTC